AGCGTTGAGACAGGTGATGATCGGCTCCAAGGGAAGCCACTGGACAATGTTGGACGTGCCGCCCTTTTCCATGAGCTGAATCCAGCTCTGGACCGGGATAAGCTGGTTCTTGCCCTTCATCATGTCCTTGACGGTATCGGCAAAAGTGCCGGGGAACAGGCCCACGACCGCGATCACATCCAGCAACTCGGCCATCTTACGGGTGGCGATGTCGATTTCCTTGGCGCGACCGGCGTAATAGGAAATGTCGGGACGCGGGTTGAGGCTGTCGCCGCGGGTGGTAGCAAGGAGGGGCTTCGGCATCGGGAAGAACCCTTCCAGCCCCAGCGGATCGGCCCTCTTGTCCAGAATCGTGGATGGGCAATCGGGCGACCACCAGATCACCTGCTTGGTTTCACGGTTCCAGATTTCCCAGACCGTTGCGGTGTCGAAGGGGTTGTTTGCAACTTCACCGGATCGGTCGATCTGGCTGATCAGGCTATGATCTTCACGGTCATCATCGCCGAAAGAGCGCGACCGGCCCTTGAGGCCTTTCTGGTTGTAGGCGAACTGCGCGGCCATCTCGGGAAACCGCTTCTCAACGCGGGTGCGCGTCATCGGGATTTCAAACGCCACCCAGGGCACCTGGTCAAAGCCATGCGACGGCGCGAACAACAGACGGCGCCACTCGGGCGCACGCACCAGAACCTCCTCGGATTTCTTGTATTCCTCTTTGATGGTAGCGCCGGTCAGCGGGTCAACCGCATCACGGGTATCGAACTCGGCCCGATACAGCACACGGGCCGCGCCGCGCCCAGGGATCAGCCAATCATCCCGCGCGCGTTCCATGGCTTCATCGAAATCACCGGCAGAAACGAACCATTGCGCCAGCCGTTGCCCTGCCTCGGCCGCCATCAGGTCGGTCTCGTCGGCCTTGCCATCGCCACGCCAGCGGCGTTGCACAACAGGCGTCGGGGTTTCGGAAAAAACCAGAGGCTTAAGAACCTCGATGTTGGAATGGATCAGCGCCGTTTCGTCAGTGATGACGTTGGAGCTTGCGGCTTCCGAGCTATCGGTGCTGCCGGGATCTTCCTCGGGGCCGAAATACAGCCGTTCTGCAGCCTGCCCTTCCTTGCGAAAGCGCCGTTCCGCCACAAGGGCCGTGTTGATCTGCTCTTGCCAGAACCGCCAGTTTCCGTCGGGGCCTTGCGCCTCGGCCTCCTGATCATTTTCCGGCACGTCCGCAAGCAGCCGATCCACAGCCTCATAGGGCATGACTTCAGCCCCGTTCAGGCCGACGGCCTCGGGCTGCACAATGTCCCGAACTTCACCCATTACCGCCTGCCCCGCCTGTCTTGCTCTTCATCGTGGCGCGACCATAGGTCATCGAGGCTATCGCCGTGCGGCGAGGGCCGTTTGCCCGGATGCTGGCCCGTCACGATCCGATCGAGGCCGCGCGCAAACAGGGTGGCGGCGTCAACCGTGTCGTCCTTCCGACCGGTCGGGAATTGCTTCAATTCCAGCAGGAAGGCCTCAAGGTGAGGAAGCCACGCAACAGGCGTTGAGTTGAGGGTCGGGATAAACATCTTGCCCATGGCGGCCCATCCCAGAAGGGCCTGCGCGCGGCTCGGCTTGTCCTGCGTGCTGGTGAGCTGCACACGGTCCACATAGGCCTCATGCTCGGCCATCAGCGTGCGGATCAGCGGCCCAACGGCCTTGATGATCTGGCCGGATTCCTCAAAGGCGCGCAGTGGCTTCCACTTCAGGACCAAGCCGATCCAGCGCAACACCCATTGATCGGATTCCGTGCGCCCGCGCCACATATCCAGCAGGTAGATGTTGCGCTCGTAATCCACGCCCCAGACCTGATGCACGGTCCAGTCAGGGTTATCGCCCTGCATTTCCTCGGTCACGGCATAGTCGGACGCGATGTAAATTTGCAGACGTGTCAGATCGATCTTGGCCAGATCGAACCGCATGATGTGTTCATCGGTGAACATCATGCCCTCTTGCGGGCTCGGACGCTGCTGGAAGAGGGCCGACCACATCCAGCCGCCGCGCTTTCTAACGCCGCCCAGCTTCTTTTCGCCGAAGTTTTCGGGCCAGAGGTATTCCCCCGGCTTGCGCCCCAGCGGGTCATCCTCATGCTCGGCCACGGCAGGCAGCGACAGCACATACCAAGGCTCGCCTGTCTCGCGGTCCTTATACCAACCGGTGCGGCCGTCATAATCCTCTGGCAAGATGCGCCCCGCCGGGTCGTCCTGATGCCAGCGGGTGAATACCATAAGCTGCTTGGCGCGGCCCTGCAGGCGGGACAGAAGGTCGGTCTTGTAGGTTTCCCAAACCTCTTCGCGCATGTGCGGGGACATGGCGATCTTCCGGCCTTTCACGATGTCATCCATGAACAACCACTCGGCGGGGTTGCCGTGCTGATTGCCGCCGATAGCCCCGAAGGCGTTGTATTCGCCGCCCGCAGTGGTCGCCCATTGGTGCTTGGCTTGGCTGTCGTCTGCGAGCTGGACGGCCTCAAAGGGCCACTCGGGCTTTTTCAGCAGGTTGCGGACGTTGCGCCCGATCTTGTTGCCATAATTCTGCGTGTGGACGACCGACATGATCTTGGTGTCAGGGTGCCGCCCCATCAGCCATGCGGGGAACAGCGTTGTGGCCGAGAGGGACTTGATATGCCGCGGCGGTGCGAACAGCATCGCGCGGTCGATCAGATCATTCTCCATGGCCTCGTAAAGCCGCGCCATCAGGCGCAGGTGCCGGGGCGGGTAATAGCCCGTCATCCGCATGTAGAAAGCCAGATAGGATTCCGTCGCACGACGGCGCTCCAACTCCTCGCGCAACAGCAGCTCTTCAAGCGCGGCGTGCATCACCTCAGCGCGCCCCTCCCTGCAGAACGTCCAGCATCTTGGCCACCCGCTCCAAGGCGGCGACGGTCGGCGAGTAATAGGCGGCATAAGGCCCCTGCCCTGTCACAGCCCCGCGCTTGTCTTTCGGCGCGCCACGGTCGCGCAGGCCGCGATAGAAGCGCAGCCACTTCTGCAGATCAGCGGCAGGGAAAGCGCCGGCCCATCGCGGCCCGCGCAGCGTGATCGTGGATTGATCGGCGGAAAGGATGGCGCGCATCACTCCACCCCCAAGCGCGGCAGGCCCGCATCAGACATCAGGGCCGCATACATCAGGCGCACGCGTGCGGGATTGACGTTGCCGCCACTGGCCTGCAGGACTGCCCCGACAAACTGCCCCTCGGACATCTGCAGGTAAGCGTCGGTTTCGATAACGCTGGCGACGGCCAACAGAAGGGTGCGATAGCCACGCTCGGCGTGCGGGATGCGGTGGCTCGTCATTGAAGCCAGACCTCCGCAACAACCGAGAACCCCATTGCGAACATCCAAAGTGCCATGATGGCGATGGTCATCCATTGGATCATGCCGACACCCGCGGCAGGCCGAAGTAGGAAATTCCTCCCATCACACCAGCCCCTTCTCTTCTGCCAGCCACTCCGGCAGGGTCACGATCCACAGCTTTCCGTCCTTGGCCGGTTCGACCTCGATCTGGCGCTTGGCAAGCCAAACGGTTTTGTCGCCTGTGAAAAACAGCACGGCCTTGTCCGTCTCGTGCCGCTTTTCCAGCATGATGTCGGTGACATTGGATCGCATGATTATTCTTCCTTTTCAGCCGCTTGACGGCGGCGCAGGGTTTCAAGGCGGGCTTCGATGTCGGCCTCGGTCATGGTCCGCACGCCGTCGGTGGTGATCGGTGTCACGTCCTTGACCTCAGCCGCATCCTCGTTGGTCGGCGAGTGCAGGAAGGCGAAGATGTCCACTGGATTGCGCCCGTAAAGCTCGGGCAGACGGCGCACGATCAGGCTGTAAATCCCCGGCTTGGCGTTGGGATGATTGCGCGCCTGCGCCAGCTCGTTGGACCAATAGGCCTGCAGCAGATGTCGGGCGATAATCATCGCCTCGGCGAATTCCTCATGGGTATTGACCCAGACGCGCAGGGTGTTGAGGGTCACGCCAATTTCTGCGGCCCAAGCCTCGGGGAACTTGCCGACCTGCGCCAGATCGCGGACCATCTGGCAATGCAGATCGGCATCATAGATCGTGCGCCGACCTTTCTGGCCGGGCTGCTGGCCGATAAGCGCAAGGAAATGGCGACGGTTCTCAGGCAAAGATTCTGCTCCACGATTCACATCAGCATCCGCAGGCCGTCGGAGCTGACCGCCCATCCCTTGCCGGGGGCCTCTGCGACCCATCCGTTGAGGTGCAGATAGGCCAGCATGTCGGCGGCCACGTCGTCAGGGCAGGACAAGGCATCACGCACGGCGCGGGGCGCTGACATTGCTGCATCACGACGGCGCACAGCATTCAGGGCGCGATATTGCGCGGCTGTCAGACGGCTGTTGAGGATCGACTGCGGCGCCCATCCGCCGCGTGCGCGCGTTGCGACGTAGGACCATCCGGTGATGTTGGCGAGGCTGATCGGGTGCTGTGCGCTCAGGATATAGCCAGTCTCGGCGAGGATCAGGACCGTCTCTGCCAGCTCGTGCAGCGCGGGGTTTGCGATACGGTCACGCCCCAACTCGCCAATGTGGTAAATGGCGAAGTCTGCTGGCGGTGCAGATGCGGCCCAGATGCACAGGGCGCGGGCGCTTGCGACGGTCTTGCGGATTGCCAGTGTCATGCCTGCACCCCTTTGCGGCGCAGCGCCTCTGGCGTCACCATCCCGCCAATGACCAAGGCCTCGGCCATGATGGGCGACAAAGCGCCTTCGGGCAGCGGGTCGGGTCCGTTGACCATGGCTGCGAAGAAAGCGGCGCGCTTGTCAGGCGCGGAAGGAGCTCGAATCGCGGAACTGCGCTGTTCGTTCATTTCGGCACGCTGGCCGGAATTTTTTTGCGACCCCTGATTTCCGCTTGCAGCGCATAGAGTTATCACCCGTTCGGACTGGCCATTTCCGCCGATAATGACGGCCCCTGCGGTTTGCAGATCGGCCAAGAAGCGGCGCACAGTGGTGCGGGGCCATCCAAAGGCTTCGGACATGGCGCGCAGGGTGGTGGTGATCTGGCCAGAAGTGTCAGCCTGCCCCTGCATCCAGAGCCACGCATCAGACCGCGCCCAGCGGCGACCGGGGCGAATGTCCAAGGCGTCGAAAATGGCAGGCTGAAAACTCATGCTGCATCGGCCTCCGGCTTCACGCTGGCGCGTTTGCGGATCACCTCTTCGCGGTGAACGGCAATGCGGGCGGCGGTCGCCTGCAGATCCTCCATGACGCGGCGGTGGTGCCTTTCCTCGGCCGCAGATGGCGCCTGATCGTCAGACATGCGGCGCTGCACATCGGTCAGGTCAAACCCGTAGAACCGGGCTTCGCGCTCGTTGGCCAGCACGCCGCGGGCGATCAAGGCTGCGGTGCGCGTTGCCCGTCCATGGCTCGGCATCTGGCTGTTGAACTGGCGAAACCAACTGGCCATGCGGTCGATTGCTGCGATCTCGATCGCATCTTGCCCCGGCGCTTGCGACTGGCGGGATTGTGCCGCGACGGCTTGGGCCGCCCCTTCGATTTCGCCGACGATGGGCCAAGCGCGGGTTTTCATCCGGCGCAGCAGCTCGTCCTCGAACTTGCCCCACCACTCGACGTAGCCCTGCGACGGGGCGCGCTGGTTGATGATGCGACTGAGCGATGCAACCTCGTCCTGCATGGCCTGCGGGTTGCCAGCGACGTGGCGCGGCGGCGATAGGCGGCGCAGCAGTGCGCCCAAGCGGTCGTCAAGATTTTCGGTGCGCGGAAGGTTCATTCGGCGGCCTCATTATTTTGCACAGCGCGACGGTCGCGCAGGAATTGCAGCGGGTCGAAGGATGCGGACGGCGCGCCTGCATTTTCATGCTGCGCCGAGTCGGACGGGGTGAGCGGCGGCGCGGCTTTGGCAGCGGCGAGGCGGCGCATTGGCGCGTCGAAAAACTTGAAACTGGATGGAGGGCCGTCATGCTTGCGGGACATCACGTCTCGGATTTCGGTGATGATTTCATCCCACGACAGGCCGAGGTCAAAGACCCACTTGCCAGCGTCGATCATGTCCACCTGCTTGCCGAGTTGGGCCCCACCCCTGCCCGTCAATCCCGACACCGGATCAACCCCGATAGCTTCGAGAATTCTCTCCCTTGGCGTCATGCGCTTGGGCGCGCTCGCACTATCACCACCACCATTTATACTCTTCTCTTCTCTAGCCTTCTCTTCTCTTGTTGAAGCTGGTGCTTCACCTGTTTTGTTATTTTCCAATGCCTTACGGCGCGACTTTCCGCTTTCAATTCCGCCTTCACGGCCCGCCAATTGCTTGTCCACGCGTGATTGACGGAGGATTGACGCGTCGTGGACGGCCTTTTCATCAACGATCAAACCGCCTTCTATGGTCAGCTTTCCGACCTCAATCAGCTCCTCAAGGATGCGCTTTGCCTTGCGTTCATTGCAGCGCCAGAGGCCTGACAAGACGCGCAGGTTGTGCTTTAGAGGCCGCTCATAGAGCCGGATCGTTGACACGACACGGTGATATGCCGCCTCTTGTTCAAGGGTCAGATCGTCGGTTGCGACGTTCCATTTGGCGATTTCGTGCTTGTAGTATTCAGCCACGATCACACCCCTCTGCCAGCTTTCTGTTCGCGCGATTCAGGCGCTGCCGGATAGCCTCTATGCTCACGCCCAAGGCGCGCGCTGCGGCTGTCATGGTGGGATAGGACACGCCCCCGATCACACATG